TTTATGCATAGCTTTTACAAATGGTTTAAATAATTTATGATAACCCTCTTGATGCTGTAAAGTTAAATATTTTTTCTGGTATATGTACCATATCTTCATTGCTTTAGCCCAGTCTTGTAATCCTGTAGTTTGATACATAGCTGTGCAAACTATACTCTTACCACTATCTCTACTGTTATCAGCTCCTCCTTTTTGTCCTGGTGCAGTTGTACCTGTTACTGGTTTTTCTTTCTTGTATTGATTTACTTCTTTTTGATATCTATCTGCTTTTTCTTGTTGTCTTTTAGCTTTAGCTTCATATTTAGCTGC